TCTTTTGCTTGACCATTAATACCTATTACCTTACGAGATGCATTTTCTATAGCACCACTACCTTTACCTGCATACAAATCTAATACATCATTCTTACTATATTCTCTACTTACTTGTGATAGTTGAATAATAATAATATCATTGTTTACAGCCATATTACTAAGTGTATGACTTATATATCTAATAGCCTCATATTCACCACGCTTTGTGGGGCCGGGGTCTATTAAATCTATATAGTCTATTACTACAACTTGTGGGTTTAGCTCTCTTATTTTATTAGCTACACCTTCTATTGTAGGTTGTACAGTCTGTATAATAACATGGTCTAGTAAGTTTTTGTGGTCTTCTGCTATTTTACTTACATCACTTTCTACTTGTTGTTTATCTACATCAGCAACTATTTGAATATGTCTTTTGTGCATATACCAGTCTGATAACTCTAGACTTAAGTATAATGTATTAAGTTGTAAATCTTCATCAATTCTATCTTGTGCAGAATTATAACCTAATATAATATTTTGAGCTACAGTAGTTTTACCTGCACCTGTGGGCCCAAATATTGTAACTAACTCACCGGGATAAATTGTGCAATCAACATCTGGTAAACCAAATATTTTTGACAAATTTATTGTTCTACCACTAAAGTCAGTAGACATTCTTTCTTCTAGTTTCTTTTGTAGTTGTTGAAAATCCTTGACTTCTATGTCATAGTCTTTTCTTTGATAATGTATACAATGCGTTTTACATCTAGCTTTCATCTCTACATCTTTACAGCCATATTGATAGCCATTGTTATAGACACTTTCTACTTTTTCTAAAACGACATTTTCTTGTAACTGATTATTATTCCAATGAAGCATGCTTGCTTTAGTTGCTTCAGATGGTATACCATTTCGTCTAAAATGAGATGCTATACGAAGTATAACATTGTTCCTGTTACCCTCGTTAGGCCCTTCCATATACATTTGTTGTATACAAGGTGCAACTTTTGTAGGTTCTTGTACGGCTTTAAAAGAACGGACACTCTCCACATTTGTCTGTATGTATTCTTCTAAACTGCCGTCACCCCACATAGTTTCTTCCCAATTTATCTTAGATGGTTGAGATGATAGTCCTTTAACCTGTGCTACAGTTAATTGCATAAACTTATTTGTTGGCAACAATGTTTTAAACAAATTTGATTTAGCATTTTTAGTAGCTTGTTCTCTGTATATAGCAGTTCTCATGTATACAGCAGGGTCTATGTTTACAGTTGTAAATAATTGTGTCATAGTTTGCTTTACTACATAAGGAAGATTTTCACTAGGTTCAAAACCAAAGCAATCAGCACATACCATTATATGATACCCTGTACCACTAAAGTATACTCTGTAATTACCCTCTTTTAATCCTAATGAATTTAGCTCATTAACAGCTAACTTAGCTTTTTCAAGAACTCTTTCGTCACTATCATCTTTTCTATCAATATCAATAAGTACATTATCAATATATCTCTTACCCATATAGTCTTTGAGTGATTTGCTATCTTGTGTAAATAGATGAGCATCTTTATCATAAAGATAATGAGACCTATATATGGGTATATATTGACCCCGTTCTAAGAACTCGGTCATGTGTTGTTCGTATTTACCTATAGGCATAAGAAGCCCCCTTTTATGGGGGCTCCCTATAGCTACCTCAACATAAAGTTCCATTAAAATGGCATGTCATCTTTAGGTTGAGTAGGTGTGGAAGGGGTATCGTTTTCAGATGCTTCCTTCAAGTATCCTTTTTGTTTCATGTAGGTTACATAACTTTCTAAGTCAGCTCTACCTGAATTGTTATTAGATACTATTTTACCTAAGACTCTTTTATATGATTTATCGCCAGCTTTTTTAGGAGCTTCTCTATAAACATATATAAGAAAGTCATGAGGTGGTTCTAACAATGGGTTATCACTACCATTCATGGTGTTAATGAATTGGTTTAGTGTAGACTCTATATTGTCTACAACACTACCATCTTCCATTTCCCATCCTCCTTCGGTATTGATACCACCATCAAATCCAATAGCTTCTCTAAGATAGTTAAATTGTCTAACTACCCTATTGACTTCTATTGTACCATCAGGGTTTTTATCGAAAGAACCTTTGATAGAATGAACCTGTGGATACTGACTACCCTTGAGCTTAAAATGCACATCAAGCCAACAATCAGCCCAGTCGTATTGACCAGACTTATCTTCGACTCTTTCTATGCCAGCTTCTAGAAAGCCAGTAAAGTCATTCTTAGTTCCTTTATTTGAAGTTTGCAATAATGCCATACTTATTCTCCTTCATCTTCTTTATATTCAGTTATTGCTTTAGTTACATCTGTATATGTAAACGGTAAAACAAGCCCATTTAATGGTTTTAGTCTAGAGCCAACTGTTCTCTCATCATATGCTTGAAAAGATACTTTTGGAATTGGATTGTCTTTGACTACTGTAGAGTAGCCAATTACATCGGCTTTAGCACATAGTGCATATCCTAAGCCTCGAGGTAACTCTGGACTTAGTTGTACTTTACCATCATTCATTTGGGATTGTTTTGAGTGCGAAGTTAAGATTAGGTTTGAGCTATGTTGTTTCATTAAGAGTTGTAGTCTTTTGACTATGTCAACATTTTTCTTTCTAGCTTTACCCCAATCTGAACCCCAGTCACCTTCACCCATAGCACTAATATTCATCTCTTCACATACAGCTTCCTGTATCCATTCGTTTATAGTGTCTATAGTATCTATCACAATAGTTTCGTAACCAAGTTCAGTCCAACTATTCTTTATCCAAGTATATACCTCAAATAAAGAATAGACTTCCATTGGCTTGCCTTTGTCAGGCCCTACTCTATGATAGAAACCTCTCTCAAGTGGTGAGACAACTTTTCTGTCATCTCCTTCTCCTTCGAAAGGTGGGTTAAGTGATGTTACAGTCACAACATTAGCACCATCAACAAAGTCAGCACCAAGGTCAGTGTCTATTACTAGAACACCTTCTGCACCTTTGCTTGACCAGTTAGCCGCCGCTGTCGTTTTACCAGTTTTGGGTTGACCGATAAAATACCAAGTCAACCCTCCAATGGTGTCACTCCAATTAGTTGAGACTGTACGAGTTTGTATTTGCATACGCTTCTCCTTCAGTTATATTGATTGATTCATTTACTTCTCCACAATTAAAGTCTTCTGTCTTTGTTACTAAAGGCGAAAGACCTTGCCAAATATACGCATAGAAAGGTCTTTGTGTCAAGTAATTAAACAGTTGATTCACACCAATACCACTAATTAGGTTTGCACAGAATATAGTATGTTTCATAGTGCATGGAGTTTGTTCTCCACTACCTCCGTTAGGAAACCAATAGTCTTGGTATTTATCAAGATTTTTGGTTGTAGTTATACAGCTCATACTTAATGCATCCATCCTAAGGTCAATTAAGATTTCTCTGTCTGGATTCATTAGCCATGATTCGTATACTAACTTCCTACTACTCATACTATCTGTACAAACTATAGTCTTAGGTGAGAGGACTTGCCCCTCACCTGTAAACAGACTACTATTCATTTCAGTCTCTATCATCTTACCACCATAGTTTTTAGCAGTTCTTTCAGCCATATCAGCTTTAGTATTGCTACCTTCTTCATCATACCATGATTCTGGGTATAGAGTTGTACTGAAATTGTGTTCCTGCATGATGTCGTTATCATAGCCACGAATAAACTTAAAGCCCATTGTAGCTAATAACATCACCACGCCACTACCAATACCACCTAAACCAACGACTGTTACATCGTCTAGTTTACTTTGTGGTATTAAGTCTTTGTTACGCAGAAACTTTTGTTGCATTTTTATCTCCTTTTGTTAGTTCATCTAATACTATTCTTGGGTTAAGATTCATATCTATTAATGCATCTTCCATTACTAACTCTTCTATATCACCTTTTGTAAAACTATCATACAAACTTGATATAAAGGCAGAGTCAGGGTCATCTGCAGTTAAAGAGGATTGTCTTAGGTCATCAACTATTTTATCTTGTTTAGTTATGTGAGTATTAAGCTCATCATAATTATCAAACAAATAAGAATTAGGCCTATATGAAAACAAGTTGCCTTGGTTAAGGCTACCTCCTTTATAGAATCTAGTAACTATTGTTTCTTCTTTAGATTTCTCTATTTTCTTAGCAATAGTTTCCCATTTCTTTTGTTCTTTATTATCTACAGGCATAGTCATATTAATATCTTTAGACTCTGCCTCTATTAGATGTACTTTATCATATTGGTCTTTGTAACTTAATGCAAACGCAAACTTTTCTTTTGCACTTGCTACAACAGTGGAACAATAGAAGTTTTCATCTGGAGCATTATCTTTTAAACAGCTCTTGTCTGTGCCACTAAAGAAAGCACCCATACTATGATGAGAATGTATAATACCCATCATACACTTTTCTGTTTCAGGGTAATTCTTCCATGTCTTCTCAAGTATCTTTGCAGTATCTTCAGCTTCTATTGTTGTTGCTGTACCATGTCCTAAATCAACAGGGTGAAAGTGTATAAGTGTAAATCCTATTGGAAACTTATCCCCTTTCTTATAATGTGGTTTGTACCATGCTGGGCCAGACCATTCTGTTGATGGGAACTTTTTAAGAAAATAGTTCAGTTTGCTGTATACTTCTAACGGAATTGTTAATTGCATTATTAATCTCCTTTATATGTTTATTAAGTTCTTGCTTTCGCAAATTATATGCTTCAAAGATTATTGGCTCATAAAGCCTGTATTTATAATCCTTTATCTCACTAGCTTTTCTAGGAAAATCAGGAATTAGTTCATACAAATACTTTATTGCATTTTCTCTTGTATTTTCATCATACTCTTCACCTCTATTTGTATATGGTAACATACTACTAGTTACTTCGTTTGAATCGTGATTTTTTGCTATTAGTATATCACATAATTTAAAATAAAGTGTAGAGTCTATATTCATATCGTGTTGATACAATGACCTTAGTAATATCTCATGAAACATTTCTTCTTCAGTTAAACTTACTTCAGCAGTCAACTCTTGTAGATTTGTTAATCCTCTGTATGCATCAAATAAATCAACATAGTCTCCATCTTTTAGTGCACTACCTTGATTATAATTTTCTGCTACATAGTTCATTTGTTGAAATAACTGATGAGAAAGAAGATTTTCCCAATATTCATCAACAGTATAATCTACAGTATTGTCATTGCTTATTATTGCACATTTTGCTCTAAAATCAAGTGTACAACTATTTGTATAGATTGGTAAATCTCTAAAGTCTTCATACCAATATAATGTACGATTTTCTCTTTCGATTTCTCTTACCATACTAATCTTTTGTGTATCTGTATTACTTGATTTAACCTGAAGCCATTCTAAGTATTTCATATACATAAGACTTGGATTTTTAAATGCACCTATCATTAGAAACAAAGGCACATAAGAATAAAAGTCAGTAGTTCTATTGTTCTGCAATAAACATTTCTGTATAATCCTTTGCACTACATTGTTAAAACTATTGTGTCTTTTATATAAAGCATCTGTTTCTGCTACAATACTTGCAAGGTCATTTATTACAGCTAGATTACTACCCATGCCATAACTTAGCATAGCTAAGTCACCACGACTTACTTCAAGTCCTAATAAATGATTAACCCAACTTGTTATATCTTTTGTAAAACCAACTCCAGTCAGTCCTTTAAACCATAAGTCAAACTTAAACCATTCATCGTACTGAGTACTATCAGAACCATTCATATAATAAATATAGTTATCATAGGGGCAAGTGTCATCATAGTTTTTAATTATTTCAAACAAAGCCACATCTTTACCTATACTATCTTCGAAACTATCATTATCTGCACTTTCTAAGAAAAACCATATTTGTGATGCTAATTCATAATTACGATTAGAATGTTGACAAAAGTCTACAAACCAATCTTTACCAACTGTATATTCAAAGAACTTATTAAGTACAATATAC